ACAGGGCGGCTTTCTCGCAGGGGGAAGAGGGGCATCGGATGAATATCGAACAGCACGCAGCATTGCAGGCACGCATCGTTGAGGCGCAGCGGTTGGCGCTGGATCTTGTGGAAATGGGGCATGCGCGGATCGGCATTGCAATGGGCACGGCTGCATTCAAGGCGCTGCGCATCAAGCCGACTGCGGAAGCGGCACCTGCCGCCAAGCCGTCCCGCAAGGCCAAGTCCGTGGAGTCGAAAGGAGAGGGCGCATGAGCGCCTTTTCCTCGTTCGCCGTCCTCGCATGGGATGAGCGGGCAGGGGAGTGGCAGGTGGTCAAGCGCGGCCTGTCCACCTATGCCGCTGCCAATCTCTGGGCCGTGCAGTTCCAGACGCGATCCGTGCGCGCGTGCGTGCGCCGTGAACCCGTGGTGTTCCCTGCTGCCCCGCAGGTGGCCGCATGAGCGCCCCAGTGGATGTGCTGGCGGTGCTGCGGGAGTACGCACGGGACACGGGCCCGTTCCGCGTGGGCAACCTGGGGGCGGCCAAACTTGCCGCCGCTTGCGCCGCCGCGATCCAGCTGATCGAGGTGGCGAACCGAGCGGCAATCGCAGCCAGCCGCGGTGATGAAAACCGCCCCGGCACGATCCGCAACGCGGACCTGGACTCCCTGCGCGCCGCCCTTGCCCGCGTGCGGGGTGAAGCATGATCTTCGCGCTGATCCTCGTTTCCGTCTCGACGCTCGCCTACGGCGTTGCCGGCCTGTTCGCGTGGTGGCTGGATCGCAATGACGCGCGCGTGTATGCCGACTTCCGCGCTCAGCAGCTGGTCGCCTGGGCGCAACTGGAAGCCGATGTGATCGCGGCCGAGCGCGCCATTGGGCTGCGTCATGGCTAAGCCTTCGTATAAGCAACCGCCTGCGCGCTGGATGTGGGTGATTCCCTTCTCTCCCTACATCCGCTGTCGCAGGTGTTCGGCGCGCATCTTTGCCGGTTGTCGGTGCCCTTCATGCGGGGAGCGTCGCAATGGCTGACGGCAAGCTCCTTGGCGTAGATCGTCGTGTGCTGCATGCGCGCTTCGCAGAGCCCGTTCCCGGCGTCTACCCGCTTGACGCCGACGTGCAAGCGGTCATGGTCACGCCAGTGGCCGAGTACTGGATACAGCAGCGCATCGTCGGCGTCCCCGGCTGGACGCTGAAATGCCGCTACGGCCAGGACGTGGCATGGGCGGTTGAGCGCGTGAAGTGGTGGAACGCGCTCCTGCGTGGTCGTCGTCAGTACCGCGTTGTCTCGGTGCTGGGCGACACCTGCACCGTGGTTTTCGGGGAGGGCGCCGGCCATGGTTGAGGCCGCAGCTTCTGGACTCCCCGCGTCTAACAGGGGAGTCAGTGAACCTGAACGGATCGGGGTGGTTATCGACTGGGTAGCCTGCTCCTTCGATCTGTTCGCTGTTCTGGACGCCTATGCGTTCCATCACGTGCCTGAGGACCGCGATGCGGTCTGTGCCGACCTGAACGGCGTTGTCGGTGCCTGTGCCCCTGCCGTCGCCCAAGCGCTGGCGGACCACTTCTTCCCGGGCCTGTATGAGCTTGGCGCCCCGTCGCGCGGCCGGTTCTATAACTGGCGCGTGGCGCTCCGTGTCGGTGGCGAGCATGTCGGCCTGTTGGAGTTCGGTGGCCTCAACACCATTCGCCGCGACGGCACCTATACCGCCCGTCTGGAACTGACCGGCGACGGCTGCCGCGTGTTTGAAGCAAGCGCCGGGGATGACCATGCGCAGCGGTGGTCGTCCCTCGCTACGGCGCTTGGCATTGTCGATGCGCGGCTGACGCGCGTGGATATCGCCGCCGATGACTTCGTCGGCCTGTACCCGGTGCAGTGGGCCATTGATCGCTATAACGATGGCGATTTCGACCGCCGGGGACAGCGCCCGAAGGCGCGCCTGATCGATGACATGGGCAACCGCACCGGCAAGACGTTCTATGTCGGCAGCCGCAAGTCGGAGAATCAACTGCGGGTGTACGAAAAGGGCAGGGAGCAGGGTGATCCCGCGTCCGAGTGGGTGCGCTATGAGGGCGAGTTTCATGCCAGCAACCGGCGCGAATTGCCGCTCGATATGCTGGTCGATCCCGCGCCATATCTGGTCGGCACTTATCCGGTGCTCGACTTCGTAGGCGGCATCGGCGAACGCCTGCGCATCGCGGTCGAAAAGATGATGGCGAACTGTAAGCGGTACGTGGCGCATTTCCGTCGCCAGTACGGCCCCATGCTCAACGCGATGCTGCACGCCGCTGGTGGCGATGAGGCCACGCTCGCGCGGCTGGTGCTGGGTACTGCGCGCTCGACACTGCCGGCGTGGTGTCCGCGTCCCGATGACGCTGCGCAACTGCTCGTGGCTGTCCTGTTCGCGCCTTCAAGCGAAATCGAATCCGAAACCCGGCAGGTGTCTGTCGGAGATTGAATCCTGCGCGCCTGATAGCTGCGGGCGCGGATGACAGGTCATGCAGCTTACTTACGCCCGACATAGCGGGCACAACGGAGAAGAGAATCATGAGCATCAAAGTCACTGTGTTGTCTGCCCAGGTGGAAGAGCGCGACGGCACTTTCGAGGGCCGCAACGGCGACCAGATCAACTACACCACGCGCAAGCAGAAAGCGAAGCTCGAAGCGGGCGGCTTCGCCTATCCGTTCGATGTGCGTCTGGAAGCCGGCCAGCGCGCCTACCCGGTCGGCGAGTACACGCTCGATATGGATTCCATGGTTTCCGTCAACCGCGGCGCGCTCAACCTGAGCAAGTACACCGCACTCGTTCCGATCAAGGCGTAAGCCATGTCCACGCCGGAATCGCTCTACGTCGCCGCGTGTGCCGCTGAAAATATTCAGCAGGACGGCACGTGCGCGGTTCCCGTGTGGATGCCATACCACCAGCCAATTCTTCCTCCCCTGGACTTGGCTGATGGAACCCTTGTGGCCTTCGCGATTGTCGCGGTTTGGGCTGTAGGGGTTAAAGCGCGCCTCGTATTCCGCGCGGCGCGTCTAGGGGTCTACTGACAGAGAGAGCAAAGCCAATGAAGTTCATGAATCAGGTTCGTCGTTTCGGTTCCTCCGCTGCCGGCAGGTTCAGTGCCGGTGCCTCCGCCCTGATGGCGTCGGGTGCCGCGTTCGCCAGCGGCAGCGGTTCCCCGGGTTCGGCCATCGCCGGTGAGCTGGCGTCGGGCAAGAGCGAGGTCAACCTCGTGATCGCGGCGGTTGCCGTGATCCTGGGCGTGATCATCCTGTGGGGTTATATCAAGCGCGCTCGCTAACGGACGGGCGTCATGCCCGCGCTGTTGGCGGTACTCGCGACTGCCGGCGAGGTTGCGACGGTAGTTATGTCGGCCATCGCAGTGATCCGTGCAACGGTGATGCTGTGGGGCTACGTCAAGCAAGCGAGGAAGTAGGGGGCGTTTGCCCCCTGCTTTTTTAGGGAGAGAGAAACATGGGCTATTTCGTCATCATCGCAGTGTGCGGTGCGTGTTGGCTCGCATTTGAGGGCGTGTGATGCGCTGGCTTGCTCGTACCTTTGCCAGTGCTTTCGTTCGCCGTGTGGCGCTTGTTCTGGCGTCTGCGTTGCTGTTCTTCATGGGCTTCGGTAGAGCTAGTGCCGCCGTAAATTTCCCGTCGCAGGGTGAAGCGTATGCGGCATGCATAGCTGATTCTCGTCAAGCTGCTATTGATGCCCACAATCAAATGCCTGCATGGGAGTTCAGGCCGGGCAACTGTCCTAGGCGTGATGGTGATGGTCCTAGCGGCGGATTGCCGTTTTATTTCTGTGAGGCGGTTAACACTTATAACGGTGATTCCTATGCATGCAAAAAGCGGACGGAAAATCGTTATACGTATCCCAGCAGCGAGACGTGCGATAAGAAGTCATCTTCAACTACGCCGTTTTTGCCTGTTTCCGGCTCTACTCAATGTCTCAATGGCTGCGTTGCTGTTTACTCGCAAAATGCGGATGAAACCAGTACCCGGAGTTTCACGGGCGCTACATGTAACAGCGATGATTTCAAGAAGAACTGTCCTTCTGGTAGCTACTACAACGGCTACATGGGTGTCTGCGAGCCCGTTGACAAGCCATGCCCGCCAGATCAGAAGAAAGTCGATGGTCAGTGTGTGCCCGATGGCAAGTGTCCTGATGGCATGGTTGCAGTTCAGGGCACTACGCCAGGCGCGATTCAGCAGGGCGCGCTTTACTGTAAGCCTGCGGAGAATGAGTGCCCCCCTGGCAACGTAAAGAGCCCTTCCGGCCAGTGCTTGCCCGGCGATGGGCAGTGTGCAGTGGGCGAGGCAAAAGGCAAGGATGGCACCTGCAAGCGTGATTCTGACGGCGACGGAACACCCGATTCTGAGGAAGGACCTGATGATCCCAACAAGGACTCTGCATCGGGTGGTGATAGCTGCAATGCGCCGCCTTCATGCTCGGGAAATGCGATCTCCTGCATACAGGTAAAGATTCAATGGCGCATTGACTGCAACACGCGCAAGAACAGGAACATTACCGGCGGCACGTGCGCAGCGATGCCGATTTGTACCGGTGATAAGTGCGATGCAATGGAATATTCCTCGTTGCTCCAGCAATGGAAGGCCGCTTGTGCGCTGGAAAAGCTCGCCAAGAATGGCGCCGGAACGCCCGGTGATGGCGAGGGTTGTGGGGCAGGGGATGCGAACTGCAATGGCGTTGCTGATGTGCTGGAAGGTTCGGGCGAAGCGAGTGATCCCGGCGACGGCACTGCTGATGTAGATGGCGCCAAAAAGTGGGGCATTGGTGTCTCTGCCGGGATGCTGGATCAGGGCAATATTTTTGGCGGCGGCTCGTGTCCGCAACCCCCATCTTTCCAGCTGATGGGCGTAGCGATCAGCGGTGCGGACTTCCCGCATTGGTGCAAGGCAATGGCCATCCTGCGCGGCTTGATTTTGATCTTTGGCGCGTTCACCGCGCTCAAAATTCTCATGGGTGGGGTGGGCTAATGGGTATCTTCAATCCGGGCGGCATGGTGTGGGATTGGATCGTCAAAGGCGTTACGCATGCTCTTGGTAAGGTTAAGGATGCTGCTGCCGGCATCGTCGGCAAGGTGCTTGCCACCTTCGGCCTGACCACCGTTACGTTCGATGCGGTGTTGCCCAACCTGAAACAGTTTGTGCAGTCGCAGGTGGGCAGCTTGGATGGGCCTGTTGCCCAGGTACTCGGCTATCTTGAAGTGGGCACGGCCATGTCGATGATCCTTTCCGCGCTCACGATTCGCATGGCATGGAAGGTGTTCATCGTGCCTAAGTCCGTTGCCGACTCGCTTGGCGGGGGGCACTGACATGATCTACTGGTACACGGGCCAGCCTGGTCACGGCAAAACGTTGCATGCCATTGATCGGCTGTTGGAGTTCAAGGATCAAGGGCGCATCGTCTACGCCTGCAATATCCGTGAGTTCGACTATGCGAAAACCGGCGTTCTCGAAATGACGCCCGAACAGTTCAGGGATTGGCCTAACTTTTTGCCGGATGGTGCGGTTGCGCTGGTCGATGAGGCTTATGAGCATGGGATGCTGCCTAAGCGTCCTTCCGGCTCCAAAGTGCCAGAGCATGTCGAACAACTGGCGAAGCATCGTCATCGTGGCCTTGACTTCATCTTCGTCAGTCAGAGCCCGGACAAGCAATGCGATCAGTTTGTGCATGATCTGATCGAGCGTCATATCCACGTGCGCCGCCGATTCGGAACCAATTTCGTGCACCTGCGCGAATTCGACCGCTTTGAAGCGCAGGCGGAGAAAGCGATTCCGTTGGTCACAAAGCGCAAGGCGCTACCCAAGCGCCCGATGGGTACCTACAAATCGACGGAACTGGACACCACTGAGCGGCGCATTCCTTGGTACTACATTGCATTTCCGGTTGCGGCCGCGCTCGCGTTGTTCCTGATGTACTACTCCTTCGGCTCGATGGGTAAGCGGCTCGGTGGCGGCGAGGAAACGTCAACGGCTGCGGCACAACAAAGCCAGCCGGCAACGCCGCGCGACGGAGCGAATGCGACGGCGGGCGGCGGTGCTGGTGGCGCCCATGTCTCTGCGGCCGACTATGCCAAGCGCTTCATTCCGCGTATCCCATCGGAGCCGTGGAGTGCGCCGGCATACGATGACGCGCTGTCGCTGCCGAGCGAGGCTCCGCGCTTGTTCTGCATGTCGTCCATGGGTGGTGCCAATGCCCAGGGCAAGCATGCGGATCCGTCGTGCAGCTGCGTCACTGAGCAAGGCACGCTCTACGTTGTCGATGAGCCGACCTGTCGTTTCGTCGCGCGTCGCGGGCAATATGAGCCGTATCGTGATGAGCGCAATGACCGATTCGTTGATGGTCCAACCCAGATAGAGCGCAATCGGGAAGCCATTGCCGAGCGGGGTAGGGAAGGCGGGGCAGTAATAGGGCGCAGCAAGCGCGGCCAAGGTACGTTCCCTGAGTCACCCGGCTACCAGACCAGCACGGTCACGCCGCCGACGACAAGCCTATGACCAGCGGCGGCCGTGAACTGTTGAAGTGGCTGGCGCTGGCCGCGATGACGTGTGATCACGTGGCAAAGGTGCTGCTTGGCGGCTACGTGCCAGGTCTGTCGGAAGCCGGCCGCATCGCCTTCCCGTTGTTCGCGCTGGTGATGGCCTGCAACCTCGCCCATGGCGCAGACGCCGGGAAGTCGGTTCGTCGGCTTGCGCTGTGGGGTGTCATCGCGCAGCCGGTCCACGTGTGGGCGTTTGGTAACGCGTTACCGCTGAACG